CCTACACGACGCTCTTCCGATCTGCTATGACTGAAAATGAATTGCTTGAGCAGTTCAATGTCTCTATCTGTGAGTTCAGTTCTCTCGAATGGCCCAGAAACGGATTTATTGACCCGATAAACAGGGTGGTTTACATCAATAGGGATTTAGCACCAGAAATACGTTTGAAGGTCATTTTACATGAATTGGGCCACCTAGAGCAGAATTCTAAAGACTATGAGCGTTTGCGTGAGAAATACGAAGCTCAAGCTAATAGAAATATGATCCATGAATTGCTAGTTGATTATTTAAAATCTACTGATATCTACGATTTTAATTGGGTTCGCTTCGCTGCACAGTATGATATTTCCACGACCTGGGGCGAAGCTATGATACAAGATGAATTTAGGAAAATTCAGCAAACTGTTATTTAAAAAAAGGAGAAAATGAAAATGGATGATGTTAGAAATGTACCTACTTACTTAAAATTCAAAACAACTTTTGGCTGTACTTTTGGTGGGCTTATTTTAGGTTTTATCTTTCCTGTTTTTTGGCTTTTAATGTTTGTGGGTATCGCTTTACTGTTCGCACGACTTTTTTGGGAGATAAAACACCCTCTAACTAAAGAGCAAAAAGAACAATTAAAAATAGAACGAGCAAAAGCAAGCGAGGAATTTCGACAAGCAAATAAGGAGTTGGGAGATAGCTTACGACAAGCGAAAGAGGACTTGAAAGAGGAATTTCGACAAGCAAGAGCTGTAAAATGCCCTCATTGCAAAAGTACGGACGTTGAATTTATGGTACAACAAAGAAAAGGGTTCTCAATTGGTAAAGCCGCTGCTGGAACTATTTTGACTGGCGGTATTGGTGCTCTAGCTGGTTTTGCTGGTAAGAAGGGTAAAAAGGAGTGGCACTGCAAGAACTGCGGTGCAGTCTTTACTACTAAAAAATAAAATAAAAAACCAGTCTTTCGACTGGCTAAAACTATATCAATGGAGTGCGTTAAGGTAGAAACGTAAAAGACCTTAACCACCCTTTTATTATACCATAAAAGAGGACTAAACAATGACATCATACAGAAAACGCCCGAATGGTTGGGAATATCGAATAAATTATTACGACCAGACTGGCAAACGCAAACCAAAGACTAAGGGCGGTTTTAGGACGAAATCTGAAGCTATCAAGGCTGCGGCTGAGATGGAACTAAAATTACAAGATGGCTTGAATGTAGATGAAGATATAACTCTTTACGCTTATTTCAAGCAGTGGTGTGAAGTCTATAAAAAAACCACCGTTTCTAAAATAACTTACAAGGCATACATCAACACCCAGCGTAAGATAGAATTATTCTTTGGAGACAAGAAACTAAAATCTGTTACTGCTACTCAATACCAGCGTGTGCTGAATAGCTACGCTAGGACTCACGCTCAAGATACTGTCGAGCGTTTCAATGTGCATGTAAAATCGTGTATAGAAATGGCAGTACATGAAGGATACATCAAGCGTAACTTTTGTAAGTTTGCCAAAATCAACGCTAAAAATAAAGGGCGTGATATTGAAACAAAATTCCTAGAGTCCGAGGAATTTGAGCGATTGATCTACGAGGCAAGCAAGCATCCAGAGTATGCGTCTTATGCAGCACTCTATATTATCGCTAAAACTGGTATTCGTTTCGCTGAGTGCCTAGGACTGACCGTGAATGACATCAATCGAGAGACTGGCATGCTATCAATTAATAAGACATGGGACTATAAGAATAATACTGGTTTTCTACCGACAAAAACAAAAAGCAGCATTCGAGAGATACCGCTTGATGATGAATTTATAAATTTTATTTACCAGTTACCACCTACTGAAGACGGCAGACTACTACCCTCACTATCCAACAATGCAGTTAATAAGACCTTGCGTAAAATCGTTGGCCGTGAGGTGCGTGTCCACTCGTTAAGGCACACTTACGCTAGCTACTTAATCGCGCACGATATTGATTTGATTTCTGTATCGCAAGTTTTAGGGCACGAAAATCTAAACATCACACTGGAAGTTTACGCCCATCAATTACAAGAGCAGAAATCACGAAACGACGAAAAGATAAAACAAATGTGGACAGAAAGTGGACAAAACGCTTTAAAACCGCATGGTTAAAGACTTAAAAATGTCCCCTGCCGGAATCGAACCAGCAACGACTCCTTAGGAGGGAGTTGTTATATCCATTTAACTAAGAGGACTTATGAAAAAATCTGCCACGAGGACAGATCTTTTTGTTGAAATCTGTAAATTATTTACGGATTTCTTTGATACGTGCAGCTTTACCTTGCAAAGCACGCAAGTAGTAAAGTTTAGCACGGCGGACTTTACCGTAGCGTACAACTTCAATCTTTTCAACACGTGGAGTGTGGATTGGGAAAGTACGTTCTACACCGATACCGCTTGAAATTTTACGAACTGTGTACATTTCTGAGATCCCTTGACCTTTGCGTGAAATAACTACACCCTCAAAGATCTGGATACGTTCGCGAGTTCCTTCGACAACTTTCGCGTGAACGCGAACAGTGTCACCAGGACGGAATGATGGGATGTCAGTACGAAGTTGACCTTCTGTCAAACTTTGGATTAATGGATTCATTTTATATACTCCTATCTTACTAATCTTAAGAGCTACCTTTGTGTCCCAGCGGATTAGCCGTTATTTTTGTGCGTCCATTACACACTTTTAATATCTTATCAAAAATTTCTTAGGATGTCTAGTATCTTATTGCATTTCAAGCATTTTTTGTTGACCATAAATACTAGTCTTATGATTGATGAGATAGGCAAAAGCCATGACAATCACATAAGGAAGAACGTTGGCTGGTCCAAAGACTTCAACACCAATAAAAATGGGTGCTAAGAGGGTATTGGTACTACTACCAAAGACAGACAGATAGCCAAGACCTGCTACAAGTGGAATTGGAAGGCCTAGAACTGGTGCTAAAACTGCACCAAGACTTGCTCCAATGGCAAATAAGGGAGTCACTTCTCCTCCTTGGAAACCAAGTGAGAGGGTGAAAACGGTCAAGAGTAATTTCAAAAGCCAGTCCCATGAGTAGATGGTCCCACCATTAACACTAAGAGCAATAACATTTGTTCCAAGTCCTGTATAACGGCCTTTCCATAAAATTAAGAGTAGAGCTGTTAACACGATACTTCCAAAAAGAACACGATAATAAGGATTTGGGAGAATCGTTGCAACCTTCTTCTTAGCCAATGACAACAAATAGGCAAAAAGGTTTCCAGCCAGACCAAAGGCCAGACCTAAAAGAGCTAATTTAATGAAAGTTTCAAGATTTATCGCCAGACCGTCAGCCACAAAATGGCTAAATTTTTCGAGACCTAAGAGGTGACTGGTAGTACTAGCAACAAACGAAGCTATTAGAGTCGGTATCAAGACTGGAAGGCTTAACTGACCTAAGGTTAAAACTTCGAGGGCGAAAAAAGTCGCAGCAATTGGTGTTTGAAAGAGCCCTCCAAAACCAGCAGCCATCCCCATTGTCAAGCATAGTCGTGAAGCGTTAGGTATCTTAAAGTAACGACTAAAAGCATGGGAAACTGTGGCACCAAGTTGTACTGCTACCCCTTCACGACCTGCCGAACCTCCAAAAAGATGGGTCAGCCACGTTGTCACTGTCACAAGTGGGATTAATCTTAAAGGAACCTGCTTCTCCTCATTGTGACCAACCTTAAAAATTAAGCCCATTCCTTGTGCTGCTTTGCCTGCAAACCTTTGGTATAGGTAAACAATCAAAAGCCCCGCAATAGGAAGCGCTGGAACTAGATAAAAGAGATGGTGGTCCCGATATTCTGAAAGTCCTATAAGAACACGACCAAAAATAGCATCAATCAGTCCAACTATCACTCCTAGAAAGACAGCATAGAGACTCAAGATCACTAGATTGGAGTATGAGAGACCTTGACTCTCACTTAATTGTCTAATTTTCATCCTAGTAGCCTACTTTCCTTCAAGCTTACCTGCTTGATAAGTGCGCGAATGTTTCATAATATCTGCAAAGCTAGCTACGATAGACTTTTGGTACTCAGGATTTACGACACTATCTGCTACCTTACTTAACAAGGCTTTCTCACGCTCTGGGTCATAAATTGCCTTTCCGGTGCTTTGTTTATAAGCACTTACTTGAGTTACTAATTTAGATCGGAAGAGCACACGTC